ACACTAACTTACCGATGTGGACAAGAAACACTTGTAAGTATGGTGATAATTTTATTTATTTAAAATTAGACCCTGAGAAAGGTATTGTAGGAGTACAACAATTACCAACAATTGAAATTGAACGTCATGAAGTAGGTGTTAGTGCAAAAATTTCTACGGATATTACTCATGAAATAGATAAAGATAAAAAGTCACTTCATTTTACTTGGAAAAATAAAAACATGGAATTTCAATCATGGGAGATTGGCCACTTTAGACTGTTAGGTGATGATAGAAAACTTCCTTACGGAACATCTATGTTAGAAAAAGCAAGACGTATATGGAAACAATTATTGTTATCAGAGGATGCGATGTTGATTTATCGTACATCAAGAGCCCCTGAGAGAAGAATGTTTAAAGTATTCGTAGGTAATATGAACGATGATGATGTTGAGGCATATGTACAACGTGTTGCAAACAAATTCAAAAGAGAACAAGTAGTGGATAATAAAACGGGTAACGTAGATATGAGGTTTAATCAAATGGCGGTTGACCAAGATTATTTTATTCCTGTTAGAGACCCATCAGCACCGGACCCTATTACAACATTACCGGGAGCAACAAACCTTTCTGAGATTGCGGATATTGAATACATCCAAAAGAAATTATTGACCGCTCTTCGTGTTCCTAAGGCGTTCTTAGGATTTGAAGAAGTAGTTGGGGATGGTAAAAATTTATCATTACAAGATATTCGTTTCGCAAGAACTATTAATAGAATCCAAAAAAGTATGATTGCGGAATTAAATAAAATTGCAATCGTTCATTTATTTTTACTTGGGTTTGAAGATGAGTTAGATAATTTTACATTAGGGTTATCAAATCCTTCAACACAGGCAGATTTATTAAAAATTGATGTTTGGAAAGAAAAAGTTTTATTATACAAAGATTTAGTTGCTGACCCAGGAAATGGTATTCAAGCAACATCATCAACATGGGCTAAAAAACATATATTTGGATGGTCAGATGAAGAAGTTCGTTTGGATTTACAACAACAAAGAATTGAAAGAGCTGTTGGTGAAGAACTTAAAGCGACCGCAACTGTTATAACTAAAACAGGATTATTCGATAATATCGATAAACTTTATGGTAATACATCAGGTTCTACCGCGGCAGTATCATCTGAAACATCAGAACCCACACCATCATTTGGTGGAGGTGGTTTTGAAACTGCTGATTTAGGTGGAGGTGAAGAACTACCACCGGCAGGTGAGGAAACGGTAGCCCCACCACCGGCGGGAGGTGAGGCTGAAATAACACCAGAATCACGAATGAATAACTTAAATATGTTAGTTGAGAATAACCTAATTGACGGGGCTCGAATGATTAATTTAGGTCATGGTCAAGATTCTTTAGGAGAAATTTCAAAAGAATTGGATAAGTTACTAAATTCCTAATATTTATTTAATAAAATTAAGCGTAATGACCTTCGGAAACCTAAAATCCATAATCGAAAAAAATCTACTTGAGTCATATAGTGACGAGAAAGATTTCAAAAAATCTTTAAGAGAGTTCAAACATAATGTTCTGAACAATAAATCTATGTCAAAGGCTTATGCTTTATATGACCAATTAAGCACGCCTCAAGGTTTATCTGAACAGGATGCTAAAGAATTTTTAGAAGAAGGGATTAGTTTATTACATAAAATTTTACCAACAATAAAATCACCAAAAAGTCTATCAGAAACAATTAAAAATAATTATTCTGATTTAGATGTATTGGCGTATTCGAACAAATTAAATTTACTTGAAAGAGTAAACGCTAAGAAGAACATAATTAAAGTTTTAACTACTAAAAAAGAAACGGTTAAAGAATCAATTAATATTCCAATTAAATCGATGGTTAGTATTGCCAACCAAACATTAAGAGGATATATTGAGAACTTGGATGAAAATTCTAAAAAAGAATTTTTCCAATTAATCTCTGAAGATACTAAGACCCTTGAAACTAAATTTGAAACTTTACGTGAGAATACAATCACAAAACTTAAAGGGATGTTAGATACTGAACAAGAGTTTGAAATGAAAACAAAAATTTCTGAAACTATCGATAGATTAAAAGATGAAAAGTTCGACCAAATGAACTTTTTAAAACTTAAAAATTTAGAAGAATCTATTTAATTTAACATATTACAACATAATTCAATAAGTGTTTTTACAATTCAAACGGTAAAAACACTTATTTTTTTGACATAATGTATATTTTCATTTATATTTTCACTATAACCAATAAACATTTATAATGAAAAACATTAATGAAAAAAGGAAAAAGTGTAAAATTAAATTTATACAATCCAATTAAATCGGTCTATGGTACCGTAGATTCAAAAAACTTAAAATCAGTTTACATAAACATCCAATCATGGGTAACCCCAAAAGAAGAATACGATAATTGGAATCGAGTTGTCTCCAATTTAAGTCGAGAGATTAAACATTCTGTTTATAATTCCATTAATACCAATTTATTCCAAAATAAAAGTATTGTGGATTTAGATTTAAGAACCAGTGGAATATCTCACGGTAAAAAATCATTCTTTAATTTAGAAATAAATCTATACACAACAAATGAATTAGATTTTAAATCCATAGAAATTAAAGACTCCGTAAAAAATATAGTCCAATCTATCTATGATAATAACATCACAACAAACAAATATTTTGAATTTTCAACCACAAAAAAAGAGGTTATCTTGTAAAGTATCATAATCGATATATTTATCTTAAAAAGAATTAATGAAACAATTAAGAATATTAGAGGCAACCGAAACCGGACACGGTATATTAGTTGAGGCTGACGCAGGTTGGGTTTCACCAAAAGACAAACATAATGAAAAGGTTTTGAGAGAGGCTAAAGAAATGGACTATAGAAACCCATTTGAATTTTATGCTGTTTTACAAAAATATGATACACCTAACAGAAATGGTAGAACATACCCCGAAAGGATATTAAAAAGAGAGGCGGACAATTATAAAATTGCCATCGAGAAAGGGTTATCAACATCAGAGTTAAATCACCCTGAATCATCTTTAATTGATTTAGACCGAGTATCTCATATCATTACTGACGTATGGTGGGACAGAAACATATTAATGGGAAAACTTAAATTATTAACTTCCCCGGGATTTCATGAAAGAGGTATTGTTTCAACTAAAGGAGACCAAGCGGCAAATTTAATGAGACAAGGAGTTACTTTAGGTATTTCTTCTCGTGGGGTTGGTTCACTTAAAAAAGTTGGTGAAAGAAATGAAGTTCAAGATGATTTTGAATTAATTTGTTTTGACTTAGTATCATCACCATCAACACCGGGAGCGTATTTATTTACAAATGCTGACGATAGAGACAAGTATGAAGAAAATCTTGAAGAAGAAAAAAAATATAAACAAAAAGACGATTATGTAGAGAAGTCAGTTGACTTAATGAAAAAATTAAACGACTTTTTAGGAAAATAAAAAAACACATGGAAGAAAAGTATTTCGTAGCAAAAATTCAGTATGACTTACCTGATGATAAAACAGGTAAAATTAAAAAAATTAGAGAAGAAAAACTTGTAGAAGGGTATTCAGTAACAGATGTTGAAGCCAAAGTTACAAAAAAATATGAGGGGTTTGCACATGAGTGGAGAATTACCTCAGTCTCTGAAAGTAAAATTGATGAGGTTATTCAATAACTAATTTTAAAAAAGTAGTCAAATTCGGCTACTTTTTTTTTGTACTTAAATAAAGTTTATTTTGTCTAATAGTTAGATAAAATAAACTTTTTTTGTTTTTGGTAATATTTATAATGAAAATAACAATAATTTTTCATGCAAGAAAATAACAAATTAGTACAAGAGGCTCTTATTCAAATGAAACAAGTTGAAGAAGCTATAGCCGAAAATGCAAAAGGAATACTTGCTTCAACTATGAAGGAAGAAATCAATCAGTTAGTAAAAGAATCTCTTTCTGAACAAGAAGAAGATGAGGTTGAATTAGATGTTGACATGGATGATGAAATGGACTCTGACGAAGAGGAAATGGATTTTGATATGGATACTGATAATGAAGATGAGGATGAAATGGACATGGATTTTAACATGGACATGGATTCTGACGAAAGTCCAATTGATTTAACAGGAGCTTCTGATGAAGAAATTCTTAGAGTATTTAAAGCTATGGGTGAAGAAGATGGAATTATCGTTCAAAAGGACGGTGATGATATTCATTTAACTGATAACGATAATGACTCAGAATACATTGTTAAACTTGGTGAGTCTGAAGATGAAGATGAATTGTTAGACGAAGAGGATGACATGGAATTTGATTTTGAAGAATTAGATGAAATGGATGACCAAACTACAGATGACGTACTTGATGCGATTTTTGCAGATGGTGATGCTGATGACATCGAATTAGACCAAGACGAAGAAGAAGTTATGTTTGAAATTGAATTTGAAGACGATGAAGAAGAAGAATTTATCGACGAAGAAGAAGATGATGACATGATTGACGAAGAAGACATGATGGATGAAGAGGACATGATGGACGAAGAAGACATGATGGACGAAGAAGAGGACTTAGAAGAATCTTACAACCGAAGAAGAACTGTTAGAGAATCAAAATCAACAATTAAACCTAAAGGTGTTGGAATTGGCTCAGGACCTAAATTTACTTACAAAGATAAAGCTTCAGGCGGATTCAATGAAAAAAGAAAAGAAGGACCTAAATCTGTTGGTACAGGTAAAGCTAAATTCGATTACAAGAAAGGCGAAAATATGGAAGGAAGTTCCAAAGTTGTTAAAGCAGAAACAAAAGAAGGTGCTCACGGAATGAACAAGGGTGATAAATCTAAAACCATGAAAGGTAAAGAAGATTACACTACTAAAAAAGGTGACACTTTAAAAAGAAAAGCTTTTGAAAAAGAAGAAACAAAAGAAGCTGCTAGAACATACGGAATGGGTTCTAAATCAGGTAGAGGATTAAGAAAAGGTATTACACCAAATCGTAATATCGTTTATAAAGAATCTACTCAAGAGGTAACTATGTTGAGAGAAAAAAATGAAGAATACAGAAAAGCATTAAATGTTTTCAGAGAAAAACTTAATGAAGTCGCAATCTTCAATTCAAACTTGGCATATGCAACTAGATTGTTTACCGAACATTCGACTACTAAAAAAGAGAAAATTAATATCTTAAGAAGATTTGACGATGTTGAAACTTTAAAAGAATCTAAAAATCTTTATCAGTCAATCAAAGGTGAATTATCTAAACCGGAAATTAAAAAATCACTTAGTGAATCAGTAGAAAACAGAATTCAAAAAACAGTATCTACAGGTTCATCGACTACTTTAATTGAATCAAAAACTTACGAAAATCCGCAATTCATGAGAATGAAAGATTTAATGAGTAAATTAGGGTAATCAAAAATAAATAAAAATTAAAAACAAAATATTTTAAAATGGGAGCATTATTAGAATCAGGATTAGTTGGTAACATCGGGTTAAAACACCTTAAAGTTATCAAAGAAGACACAATCAATAAATGGGACAAATTAGGATTCTTAGAGGGTCTTAAAGGTCACATGAGAGAAAACGTTGCACAATTATATGAAAACCAAGCATCGTATTTAATTAACGAAGCATCATCTACATCTGATACAGGTGCATTTGAAACAGTGGTTTTCCCAATTGTTAGAAGAGTATTCTCTAAATTATTATCTAACGATATCGTTTCTGTACAAGCTATGAACTTACCAATTGGTAAATTATTCTACTTCGTACCAAACATTCAAGCGTATACTGAAGATTCAACATCTACTAATGGTATTCACCGTAAACCTTACGGAGCACCTGGGTATGACAACGCTACTGATGGACCTGATGGACCAGGAAGTGGTTACAACTACAATGACACTAAAGACCTTTACGATAGATTCTATGAAGGTAATGAACCAGCTTTAGACCCACCAGGTTTATATGACTATTCAAAAGGGCAATTCTCATCAGTTACTGCTAATGTACAAACTGTTGCTTGGGCTGGAGATTCATTAATTCCTTCTGCTTATACAACAAGTGACTACAGAAAAGTATTAATCAAATTATCAGGTTTCGCAAATAATGGAGCAGGTAAATTAATCGGTCCTGATGGTCAACCAATGGACAATGAATCTTTCTTAGCTGATTTAACAATTAAAGGAGCTAATGGAAATTTTACAACATCGGCTAATACACAAAATCCTTACTTATTTAGAGTTGTAACTCAAAGATACGGTAAAGGAATTGTTGAGTACGGAAACAATAACTCTAATTTATTATTCCCTGAAAGTAAAACAGGTGGTGGTCAATATGACAACTTATGTGATGCTGAAGGAGTTATCTATTTAGAAGTTGATTTACAAGTACCAGTATGTATTACTTGTGGTGGTTCAATGGACGGTTACACAGGTTCTACATTCTCATCAACAACTGTTTTAAATCAAGCGTTTACAGGTTCTTATAGAATCTACAGAAACTTAGAGTTTGAAGATAGAATTGGTGAGGTTTCTTTTGACTTAATGTCAGTAACTGTTTCTGTAACAGAAAGAAAATTAAGAGCACAATGGTCTCCTGAAATGGCTCAAGACGTTGCTGCATTCCACAACATCGATGCTGAAGCTGAATTAACAGCTTTATTATCTGAGCAAGTTGCGGCTGAAATCGACCGTGAAATCTTAAGAGATTTACGTAAAGGTGCAGCTTGGAACTTAAGATGGGACTACAATGGTTGGAAGCGTCTGGGTTCAAGTGCAGTTCCTTATACTCAAAAAGATTGGAACCAAACTTTAATCACAGCAATCAACCAAATTTCAGCACAAATCCACAAATCTACATTAAGAGGTGGAGCAAACTGGATTGTTGTTTCTTCTGAAATCTCAGCTATCTTTGACGATTTAGAATACTTCCACGTATCAAACGCTTCTCCTGAGCAAGACCAATACAACATGGGTATTGAAAGAGTTGGTACTCTTGCAGGACGTTACCAAGTTTACCGTGACCCTTACTTCCCACCAAACCAAGTGTTAATGGGACACAAAGGAACATCATTGTTAGACACAGGTTATATCTACGCACCATACGTACCATTACAATTAACTCCAACAATGTATAACCCATTCAACTTTACACCTATCAAAGGTATTATGACACGTTACGCTAAGAAAATGGTTAATAACCG